TATCTACTAACTAAAACACGTAAGTGGGAGTATGAACAAGAATGGCGCCTAGTGGACTCAAGTTTTACGGGAAGCCGGCCTTTTCCTCCTCCTGCACTATCTGGCGTTATATTCGGCTCCGCAATCTCAGTGGCTGATCGCGAGGAGGTCATTAATTGGATTGGAAGCAGGAAACTGCGCGTCGATCTTCTCCAAGCCCGCACCGATGGCCACCAGATCCAGATAGTCCCATATCCCTGATACGTCGAATGTCTCTCAACCCGGACATTTCCGAAACTCGATCGTTTTCCGGATTGCCGTCTAAGGCCGGCGAACGCTGTTTCGTCTGCCAAAACCGGTCAAACCAGAGTCCACCAAACCCGGTCGTTTCAAACGAATTGTCATCGCCGCCTAAGGCCGCCTCCGTTCGCTTCAAGCAACGTCAAGACACCGTCGCGCAGCGTTAGAATTCTCGCCCCCCTCCCGGTAACTCCCCCACTTACCCGGCCGCCCGCTGGCCATGCGCGCGCGAACCGCGCCACCACCGCCGCCATGGTCGATGCCATCGCCTCCTCCCCCTCGATTGATCTCTCCGGCCTCCCCCCGCCGGCCGTGATCGCGCAGCCGTCGTTCGAGGAACGCCTCGCCGCCAAGCTCGCCCGCGCCCTGGCCCAATGGCCGGAATTCTCCGCGCTGCTCGAATCCGATCCCGCGATCAAACTGCTCGAGGCGGACAGCTACGACGAACTCGTCCTCGCCCAGGCCTGCGCCGATGCCGCGCGCGGCGTCCTGCTCGCCTTCGCCACCGGCGCAACCCTCGATCACATCGCCGCCCTGTTCGACACCGCCCGCCTGGAAGGCGAAAGCGACACCGCCTTCCGCCAGCGCATCCAGCTCGCCCCGCACAGCTTCTCCGTCGCCGGCCCGGAACTCGCCTACACCTATTGGGCGCGCTCCGCCCATCCGGACGTGGCCGACGCCAAGCCTTTCTCGCCCAGCCCCGGCAATGTCGTGGTGACGGTGCTCTCCGCCAGCGGGGACGGGGTGCCGTCCAGCGCCGTGGTCGATGCGGTGGCGAGCCTGCTGGCCGGGCCGGTGCGGCCTCTGACCGATGCGGTCACGGTCAACCCGGTGGCGCTGGTGAATTTCGCCATCTCGGCGCAACTGTTCATTTTCGCCGGGCCGGATGAGGCGCTGATCCTCTCGACCGCGCAGGACAGCCTCGCTGCCTACCTGGCGGCCAACCGCAAGATCGGCCGGGATGTCTCGCCCTCCGGGATCAGCGCGGCGCTTTCGGTGGCGAACGTGCACCGGGTGGAACTGGCCAGCCCGTCCGGCCCGATCGCGATCAGCGACGGCGAGCTGGCCCACGCGAACGCGATCGCGGTGGCGATCGGGGGCACGGAATCATGAGGGCGCCCCTCGACAGGTCGGGGCTCGGAGCGTGACCTCGCTGCTGCCCCCCAACAGCACCCCGGCCGAGCGCGCGCTGGAAGCGGCGATGCGTGCCGAGATCGACCTGGCGGCGGTCGGCACGCTGTGGAACCCGGCGACCTGCCCGGCGGACGTGCTGCCGTTCCTGGCCTGGGGTCTGGCGATCAGCCATTGGGACCCGAGCTGGTCGGAAGCGGAAAAACGCGCGGCCATCGCCGGCGCCATCCCGTTCCACCGGATCAAGGGCACGCGGGCGGCGGTGGAGCAGGTGCTGGCGCGGTTTTCCTCGCTGCTGCGGATCGTCGAATGGTGGGAGGCGAACCCGCCGCGCGCACCGCACACGTTCGAGGTGCGGGCGCCGATCGACGCGAGCTGGCTGACCCCGGAGACACAGGACGCGATCATCCGAGACGTGGCTGCGGCCAAGCCGCTGCGCAGCCATTTCGACTTCGTCTGGGCGCTGGAAGCCGAGGCGCGGATCTGGATCGGCGGCGGGCTGATGGGCGGCACCCAGCACCGCGCAGACTACGCCGCGCACCTCGATACGAGCCGCGACTGGTCGATCGTGCTGCTGTCCGAAATCGGCGAGCCGATCGAGGCGACCGACGACACCTCGCTGCTGGAGACGGCCTGACATGACCGCGCTTGTGCTTTCTTTGACGAGCGCGGGGCTGGCCGCGATCGAGGCGGCGGGCGGGACTTCGGCCGTGACGATCAGCCAGCTCGGGCTGACCAACACCGCTTTCGTCGTGGCGCCGACGCTGACGGCGCTGCCCGGCGAATTCAAGCGGGTGGCGGCGGTGGCCGGTGCCGAGGCGGCGCCGAACGTGAGCCACATGACCGCTTACGACACCAGCACCGATGTCTGGGCGGCGAGCGGCTTCGGGCTTTACCTGGCCGATGGGACCCTGCTGGCGGCCTGCACCAGCAGCGCCGCGGTGATCACCAAGGCGGCGGCGGCGTTCGCGCTGGTCAGCTTCGACGTGATCTTCGAGGCGGACCTGGCCAGTTCGATCAGCTTCGGCGATCCGATCTTCACCGATCCGCCGGCGACGACCGAGACGCGCGGCCTGGTGGAGCTGGCGACCCATGCCGAGGCGGAGGCCGGGACCGACGATCTGCGGGCGGTGACGCCGGCCGGGCTGGCGGCGGCGCTGCTGCCGCTGCTGCTCGGCGTGGATGGGGCCGGCTGCGGGCTCGATGCGGACAAGCTCGATGGCCAGCATGGCGCCTGGTATGCCGATGTGGTCTCGCGGCTCGGCTTCACCCCGCTGGCGGCGAGCGTCTACACGGCGGCGGACGTGCTGGCGAAGCTGCTCACCGTGGGCGGCGCGGGCAGCGGGCTCGATGCGGACAAGCTCGATGGGCAGCACGGCGCCTGGTATGCCGACGTGGTCTCGCGGCTCGGCTTCACCCCGCTGGCGGCGAGCGTCTACACGGCGGCCGATGTGCTGGCGAAGCTGCTCACCGTGGGCGGCGCCGGCTGCGGGCTCGATGCGGACAAGGTCGACGGCCACCATGCCAGCGAGTTCCTCTTCGCCACAGATGCCGCCACTTATGGCTCGAACGCCAACGGATCGTGGGAAAAGCGCGCGAACGGCGTGATCGAACAGTGGGGCAAGGTCACCGGCAGCTTCGCCGAAGGCGACTATTCCCACGATTTCCCGATCGCCTTCCCGGACAGCACCAAGGTCGTCGTCCAGCTGACCGCCTACAACGCCGCCAGCAGCGCCGACATTTCCGAGGATTGCTGGGTCGAACTCGGCGCCTTGCTCACATCCGGCAGCACGGCCACCGGCTTCAACCTGGTCGTCCAGGCGGTGTCCTCCGGCCACGGCGAGCATGTCGATGGCTACCACTGGCGCGCGATTGCCGGCGCCTGACAGGAGTTTCCATGGTCAAGATCACCGCCCTGCCCACCAAGGCCACGCCATCCGGCAGCGAGACCGTCGTCATCGTCGATAACGGCGTCACCAAGCAGGCGTCGTTCGACTCCGTGGCGCAGGCGGCGCTCAACGCGATCGGCGCCGGCCCGGCCGGGGCCAAGGGCGATCCCGGCGGGGTCGATGCGGCGACGGCGGCGGTGATCAACGAGGCGCAGGCGGCGCTGGGCAGCAAGGGCGACAAGCTCAATTTCGTGCTGTTCACCGCTGGCGGCAACTATTCGCCCTCGTCGTCCTCGGTCTATGCGGTGCGGATCATCGCCCAGGGCGGCGGCGGTGGCGGGGGCGGCGGGCCATCGGTGGCGAGCGGCACCGCGACTTCGGGTGGCGGTGGTGGCGGCGGCGGCGCGCGGGCGGAAGGCTGGTTGCGGATCGCCGATATCGCGACGCCGGTGGCGGTGACGGTCGGCGCAGGTGGCGCAGGCGGGGCCGGCGCCAGCGCGGGCGGCGGCAACGGCACGGCCGGTGGCAACGGCGGGGACAGCACGTTCGGCACGTACCTCAAGGCGGCAGGCGGCGGCGGCGGCGGACCCGGCAGCACGGCAACTTCGGGCGGCGGCGGCGCTGGCGGGCTGACGACCGGTGGCGCCGGATCGGCGACGTTCGGCTTCGGCGGCTCGGGCGCCGCCAACGGCAGCACCGGTGGTGCAGGCTCAAGCTCCGCGGCATCGGGTGGCGGCGGCGGTGCCGGCACCGCGGTCGGCGGCGGTGGCAACAGCGGCGGCCATGGCTTCGCCGGTGGCGGCGGCGGCGGCTCCGGCGGCGGCCTGACCGCGACGCCGACCCAGGCCACCGGCGGGGCCGGCGGCCGCACCCTGGCGCTGCCCGCCGGCAACAATGGCGGTGCGGTCGGCGGCGGCGCGGGGGCCACGGCGGCCGCGCTCGGCGCGGGCTGGTATCAGCCGGGCGGTGGCGGCGGCGGCGGCGGTTCGAACACTGGCGGCGTCGGCGGCGCTGGTGGCGCCGGCCAGGCATACGGTGGCGGCGGCGGCGGTGGCGGTGCGTCCCTGTCGACATCGGCCGGCGGCGCCGGTGGCGCCGGTGGCGCCGGGTTCGTGCTGATCGTCGAATACCTGGCCACGCCGACCGCGCTGCCTCCCGTGATCAGCGGCGGCGGCGTCGCCACGCCGGCGCAGAGCAGCTCCGCGATTGCCGCCCCGGTCTACGGCAGCGCCAAGTTCCCCGATTTCAATGGCCAGTATGCCGGGGCCTATGGCCTGATCTCGCAGCCGACGACGAATTTCGGGACATGGTGGGGCGCCGATGGCGGGCTGTTCCTCGAAGTCGAAATTCCGCAGGAGCGGATGCTCGAGCCCCGGCAGTTCTACCTGTTCGGCAACGGCACTCCGGGCGGCGGCAAGGTCGCCCTGAGCTACTTCGGCAACAGCTATTCGATCGACACGACCAAGCGCGGCAAGTTCGAATTCTACGTCGGCAACACCTCCGGCCAGTCGATTACCATCGATTCGCCGGCGATCCCGGCGACCGTGCAGCGCGCGCTGATCTACATCTACCGGTCCGGCGGCAACTTCACGCTGGCGGTCATGGATATCGACACCGGCACCGTCTACTCGACGACGACGACGACGTTCATCCAGTTTCCCTCGACGGCGACGGCGCTGGCATCGTTCACCGGGATTACCACGTTCGCCAATGGCGCGGTGCAGATCGGCGATAACCAGAACGGCACCACGGCCGAGCGCGGCAGTTTCAACGGGACGCAAAGCGCCTGGACCGGGTCGGTCGGCAAGATCGGCTATGCGGCGGTGGCGGTGGCCGACGCCAATTTCGAGGCGATCCGCACCGGCACCGATCCGCTGATCCAGTTCGGCGCCGGGCTGAAATGGTATCGCGCGCTCGATGGCGGCGCGTCCTCGCTGCTGCGCCTGGCCGCCGCCACCGGCGACACGACCAGCGCGGCGGTGGCCTATGGCCGAATCGGGCAGGGCGGGCACCTCGCGCAGACCTGCAATGTCCAGCTGGGCCGCGTGCCGGATGGACTGGTGTTCGCCTGCCTGCCGGGCGAGCGGTTCGCCCGGGTGCGGCTGCCGTTCACCTGCAAGGGCATCGCCAGCACCGGGGACGTGCTGGAAATCCGCGTGCTCGATTCGACCGGGGTGCCGGTGCTCGATTGGGCGTCGGGGGCGCTGCTCGCCAGCGGGCAGACCGGCGGCACGGCCGAGGTCACCTGCCCGATCAGCGCGCGCTGGCTCAAGGCGGAAACACGGCTCAAGAGCAACCGCGCCGCGACGAACATGGCGCCGGGGCTGTTCGGCGTCGGCGCGGGCTGTGGCCTGCTCGGCCAGTCGCAGATTGCCAACGGCATGGGCCGCGCGGGACTGGCCAACGGCTATGACGGGCAGACGGCGGCATCGCTGGCCTGGACGATCACCAGTCAGAGCGTGACCGGGACGGTGCTCTGGCGGCTCGACCAGGGCAAGATCGTCTCCGACATGCTCTCGGCGGCGTGCCAGCAGGCGGCGCGGGTCTATCCGGGCGCGCAGGGCTGGATTGTCGATGCGGTGGGCGGCACCTCGCCGGACCAGCTGATCGACGACGGCGAGAGCACCCGCACCTGGACGCAGTGGGCCGGCGTGGTGACGCAGGCGCGCGGGCAGCTTTCGACGATCCTGTTTCCGTGGTTCACCTCGCTCGCGGCGGCCAATCCGGTGACGCCGATCGCCAACCAGCTCGACGCGGCGCTGCGCGGGCGCGGACCGGTGGCGAAAGCCCATTTCCTGTTCGAAGGCGGCTTCCTGCCGAACGGCGGGACGGTGGTGGTCTATCCCGGTAGCCGGCACCAGGTCACCGGCACGGCCACGGCCGACAACTCGGTCACCGCCTATGGCACCCCGCGCGACGCGATGCGGGCATGGGTGGCGGCGCGGCAGGAGGCGGGAGATACCAGTTTCCTGATCGGGCCGGAGCAGATCGTCACCACGGTCGACAGTTACCATCCGGCGGACGTGGCCAGCGGGGACGTGCGGCTCGGCTACTCGCTGGGCGTGGGGCTGGGCATCGGCATGCGGACGTTCACGCTGGCCGAGGCCTATGTGGACGGGACCAGCTTCGCCTTTACCGATGGCGGGCGGACGGCCTTCACCTTCGACATCGTGACGCCGGGCAACACGCCGATCTGCAATTTCCTCGGCGCGACTTACAACAGCGGCGCGGACAAGGGGGTGATGGGGGTGCAGGTGTCGACCGATGGCGGGGCCAGCTATGGCTACCTGCCGGCGAGCGCCTGCCAGATCACCGGGCGTTTCCGGGTGACCTGTACCAAGCCGAGCGGCGCATGGAGCGC